CCCAAAGGAAGCCAGCGCCGGGCCGAACGCCCATTACCCCCACCTCAGTTTTATATCACTGAGGTCCACCTCATTTCTGTGCGTTGAGCACTATGGTGAGGCGCCATACGTGATCCTCTGCCGACGAAATAGTTATATAACCCTATTTCGTCGTTCAGGACATCAGGCCGGTTATCCGTTATAACCGGAATTCTACACTCAACCCGTTGGAATTCGGAACTCCAACGAACGATACTACTGGACCAGGGCACTCGCCCGGGAATCCAATCTATCCCGTACGGTACGGGGTAGTATTCATTGAGCGCAGACAATAGGCGAATGCAAGCATTGGTTAAACCACTTTGGAATAGTAGTTTAGCTGCCTGCAAAGCAGACGCCCATTCCTTGTCTTCGGTGATCTTGTGGGTTTTAAGTCGCGTAATTCTCACGTCTATTCCATAATAGAACCATGAGACGCAAGCTTCTCGTACGGGTGTGTTACAACAAGACTTGTTGTAATTCACCACGAGCCCACACGAGGAAAGAACAGAGCAGACCTCACTAAAATGCCGTCTAGGCACGATAATGTCGTCTCCAAACACGCGTATCTTATTACGAGAAATGAATTCGTAAAGAAGACGCTTGTTTGAGACGCGATGGGCCTGTCCACGCTGGATAAGCATGGTAGCTAAGCTCAGACAAAAAAAGATGATTGTCTGAAACGGAAAACAGAGAGCGTTTCCCATAGGAAAAAGAGTAGTATAATCTATCTCTTCTTCATCAGGGAGAACAATCTTTCTGCTCCTAGCTACTGTCGCTAACTTCAGCACATCTCGTGGGATGATGAGACGCGCCAGTGATAATCTCAGATTATCACTCGCATCACTCAAGTCTATCGTGGAGTAACCAGGGTTACGCGATAACTCAAATGATTTTGACTGATCATTGAAGTCAATACTGCGTGAAGTTAACCAATGGCCGTGTACTAGTTGGACCAGTACACGCATCAGACCTTGCTGATAGAACATGTTTTCTTTTGGTTCTACGCAAATGAGTCGATGTCCTCGGAAGTCTTTTGGGACTATCGCGAGTCGGCAAGAGGATGATACCTCAACATCTCCTTGTGGGAGATAGCCATGCTGGCCCTGATAGATTCTATCGGGTATACCAGGCAAGGCGCCGAATTGCCATTTTTCCCTCCCTTTCGAACCGTCGAAAACCGCACCCGGGCCATGAAGCCCGAAGGGGTAATCAGAAAATTGAGCTAACGTAGCCTGGATTTCGCCGTCTTCGTAAAATATACGTGACGCTATAGTCCGGGCCAACATCAACACATCTGATACCTCGCAAAACAGCGGTTACCAGTTCCTCGGTACTCTTCTCGCAAATGACTCTATCTCCTCTTTCGAGTCGACAAAGGCACTCCAAGGTTGTGAGTTTAGAAAGGCCGAGATAAAACTGTCTCAAGAGATAAACAGCCAGCGCAGCACTCTGCTGCTCAGCTGTCGTCGCCGAGATAGTCCATTCGACCAAATCGGGTTCTTTACAGATGACTAGGTAGTCATCGACCGATTTATAACGAGGGTAACCACTGTAATAAAACAGTGTTTGCCACAGGCTATTGAGGAAAATGGGGAACGCGGCACCATTGTCGCGTTCTTGAAGCTCATCGTCCTTTATCTTCAGGTTTTCGCCTGTAATTAGGGAACGCTCAAGAGCTTTTCCAATACGAGAGAGTGAGTTAACAACTAAGGTGGGATTTGCATCCCGTACTAAAGTGTCAATCCACTCCTGCTCGTAGAAGAATTGTTCGTTTGGGTAGATCTCACGGATATCCTGTAAGATACCATCTAGAAAGGGTTTAATTAGAGTTTGTGATGCTTTCATCATATTCTCCGACCGTTAAGGTTATTACAATCAGCCCCCTAGCCCACATTGAGCTAGCGTTTTGACGACAAGAGTGACGATTTCTGATACAGATATCGTGTCATTGCCGACGACGTACGAAGCTACATTAGTGCTAATCAACAAGATTACACCAATGACTCGCTTCAGGACCTTTGAACGTTTAGAGGTCACGTCCTTCAATGATAGCTGTGATGTTGGCATTTGTAGCCTCCATAGCTGTAGATTCGTTGAGTAAAGAAACAAGTAGCGATACCAGTTTCTTTTGCTCAATTTGTGTCAGAACGGTAGTATCTTTCGGGATACTAACGTCTAACGTTACCTGAAGCGTCGCTAACTTACCTGTGGCAGCATTTGCCTCTTTGCGGGTAAGCCTGACAATACTATGGTCATTAGAAAGTGAATTTGCATTCACCTTTCGGACCTGTTCAAGTTCGAATGGAGCTCCAAGTGAGCGACCTGCGACCATGAACAC